GCTCCAATAGAATGGCTGGTAAAAGACTGGGGACGTCTTGTGCGAATTTATAGGTTCTGTTACCAATGTTAAACGTTTCATATGTGACACCGGGGATATTCCCATAGTCTTTCTCATTCATAACATAGGAAGAGTAACATAGATTATGGGCCATCATGATACTCGGATACAGCGCTTCAAAATCCAGGGCTGTGATGGGTGTATAATAGGCTCCTTTTTGAGCGTCAAGTACAGTTGCACCTTCGTATGGTTCTTCGGGTATAGCACCCCATCGAATCGTTGGTACCATAAATCCTAGTTCTCGAGCCTTTTTAGTCAACTGACTAAAAACTTTAATCTGTTGTCCACGCTCTACGAGGAAACACAGGGGTACCCATGTCGCTTTAGCCATCTCTAACAAGTTCAAAAGAATACATAATTTTTTCATTAGTTTATGCGGAAGTAAAGTATCCTTGATACAATACTCTGCGACTTCACCAAGCTTTTTTGGATCTTCTTCTATAAATCGAGCAAACATTTCTTTTGGTGGCATGTCAATCTTTTGATCTCCGAGGTACAATTTAGACACATTATTTAGACTATACGAATCGAGTTTATATCCCTTCTTCACTTCATGGAATAAATCGAAAACAAATCGACCGGACATTGGAAGGAGTTTCAATGTATTATCACCCAAAGCACTCGAACTCAATTTTTTAATTGAAATATCACAAATCTGATCCTTCAATTTTCCGAGCTTGAAAAAATCGGGGTTACATCCGAGTAAGTGTGCACGTGTATGAATATAGTTGAAATCGAAACCGAAGACGTTCCATCCCGTGATGATATCAATGTCCTTTTTTTGCATGTACCTTTGAAAAGCTTCAAGCATTTCCCTCTCTGTATCAAAACTCACAACATCGTCACCTTCGGTTTTTTTGTAGCATAGACAAACCTTCTCATACGGTTCATCTTCACCAAATTTACAAAGTGAAACCGCAATCTGAAAACACGCATCACCCATGATGGTTGGATCGGGAAATTTACCAGTGGAACTGTTACACTCAATATCAAATGATGCGACCACAAATGGGGCGATATCATCTCTATCTACGGGTTTGAGTGTATTCCATTTATTGCAAAATAAATCAATATCTACATTCGCGAGATGTGAACGAATACATTGATCACCCGTGTCAAGCCAACCAGTCGATTGAATACCAGTTCTATGCATCAGGCGGAGTACGGGATCTAGGTTTGATTCGTACACTTTCAATTTTACCATCCCAGATGAAATACTCAAGGTGTTTTTTAGAAAGTAATCGACCCGTCTTCTCATAGCTAAATTTACGAAATCGATTTTCATATACGCAAACTCTTCACTATTCTGAAACCCCCAAACATCTTTAGCTTTCATGATTGAATATGATACGAGACATTCAGGACATTTTCTATTTAGGACGTCGAATATTTCCTGTGCCGTCTTTTGTGTAGCACCTTTAGGAAACTTAACGAAAAAGTACGGGGTAAATGCAGTGGTGACGCATACCGATTTACCCTCCTGAGTTTTCCCAAATATACTCACTAAATGTTCATCATCGACATCTCTGGCTTCCCAAGTCAAGGCCTGAAAAATCACCATCGCTTATGTATATCTTGAGCCAAAATTTTAATATCGTTTATTAATAAATGTCAGCCGCTTTAATAGAGCTTGTGTCTGTAGGTGCCCAGGATGTATTCATCACTGGTGATCCCGAGGTTAGCTTTTTTAGACAAAACTATAAGCGCCATACCAACTTCGCAATGAAGCCCGAGCGCATGGATTACATCGGTACCTTCGGTGCCAACAATGAGATTACCATCCCCATCCGTTCGAAGGGTGACCTCATGAGTTACATCTGGATCGAGGATACTAACATCGCCAATATCCAAACCAACTCTAACGGTCTGTTCTCCGCGAATGCGTCGGGTCCTACTGAATTCAGTCTGTGGATCGGTGGTCAGAAGGTGTCTCAACTCGACTCCCTTTTCATCCAAGGTGTACACAACCCCCTTCTCCGTGATTCTGCGGCGAAGGCTTCGTGTGCCATCACAACCAATAACAAGAAGGCGAACCACGGTGGTGATCACTACATGATTCCATTCTTCTTCGGTGAAGACTGGACCAAGTGTCTTCCATTAGTGGCCCTTCAATATCATGACGTCGAGATTCGCATCAAGTGCCGTGACGGTTACACACCAGTTGGTAGCCCCCAGGTTTGGGGTAACTACATTTACCTGGATACCGATGAGCGTTCCTTTTTCGTCGATAACGAACACGAGATTCTGATCACCCAGACTCAACACCAATTGGCTAATAGTACTGATACCGAGTTTGATCTCAGCTATTTCAACCACCCAGTCAAGTCCCTTCACCTCGTATCCGGTAAGGCGGCTGGAGATGACTGGGACACCGAATACTCATTCGGTAAGTCTTCCCTTTACATTAACGGTGTAGCCTTGTTCGAGGAAACTTCCGCGGTGTATCATCACACAGTTGTACCCGAGATGCACAGTACAGATCTCCCAGATGATATTCTCGAGGATCTTCCCACTTTCACTTGGCCTTTCTGTGTAAACCTAAGCAAGACACAGCCCACGGGCACACTAAACTTTTCCCGAATTGATAACGCTAAGCTCACTGTAACCTCACCCACTGGTGGTAATGGTCTTCACCGCGTGTACGCCGTAAACTATAACATCCTCCGTATCCAGAAGGGTATGGGTGGTGTCGCGTTTGGCAACTAAGTTAAAAGGTACGAATAAAAATTTATGTAAAATGGTTAAATCTTCCTCACGAACCCGTAAGGCGTCCAAGTTCACGATCGATCTTGGACCCGAGATCGATAGGGTCGTCAAGAAGAAAAATCTAAAAATCAAAAAGCAACGGGTCATAATCAAGGCTCTTGAACAGGAACGTGATGAACTCAGGAATCGATCAAGTGATTTGAAGATGAAGAAGCAAAAATTGTATGTCTCCAGTCTTCAAGCCATGGTAGATGACCTCACCAAAAAATTGGAAGCGTCTGAAAAACGGGTACCCACAAATGAACAACAAAGAGCTATGAATCTAGGATCTAAAACAATCAGCATCAATGATAAGACTATTGAAGAAGCTCGTAAACGTATACTCAAGGGAAAACCAATTTCAAATATGCAGTCACGTACGAAGACACTTATTCATAGGGCGGGTAAATGGGATGAATTCCACGAATTGGAATCACGAGTCAGACTTGGACCCACTCAATTCGCACAACTACGTGCAAAAAGATTACTTGGTGTTTAATAGTCTCTGGAGTCGTTCCTTTTCTCTTCTCATAAAAATTGTGAGTTCCATGACTTCCCCAGTGAGTTTGACTTTCCCAGCTTGGCGCATCCACATTACGTGTTCAACCTTAGTGACATCAACACACGACATCTTGGTGGCGGGTGCTTGACTATGATGTACCGCCAGGACCATCGCATCTCTTTTAGTTTCCTTTGGTAGTTGTATCCCTTCATGGCATACAACGACATGTGCCCCCGAACATCCAGCTACGTGCATCCACCAATACCGTGGACTACTCGAGACTGTAAGTTCGTCGTTTTCTTTTGCATTCTGGCCAACACGTATAACGGTACCATCGAGTGAAGTGTACTCAAGCATGAATATACATATTATTTTTTCCTTATATTCTATTAATGCACGTCGTATTACAACCTAGTCCTTCTATTACACATAAATATCGAGTTATTCTACCAAGTAAGAGAGCCATAGATTTCGGTGAAAGTGGAGTTCAACATTATATAGACCACGGTAACCCACGACTCATGCGAGCACATCTTCTTAGGAAAGGTGCTATCATTCCTAAGAAGCTGCGAATAGAGAGGGATCCGTATGAGATACAGAAAGAAATGTTGAAAATTAAGGAAAGTTCTAAAGAGGATTGGGAAGATTTCTTCCGGGCCGAATATTGGGAGAGGTGGATACTATGGTCTTACCCGAGTGTAACTAAAGCCAAATTATCTATGGTGATGAGTCATGGTATTCTTTTCATGCCTAGACCAGAGGACTTATGGTTTACTGACCCGTAGATCCGAAACCACCTTCACCCCTGAGCGTCTCTTCAAGTAGACCAATTTCCTTGATCATAGGTGTGTCACACCTTTCCAAAATAAGTTGAGCGATACGATCACCCTTCTTGATTTCAAAGTCTTCCGTGCCATGATTAAATAGGACGACCTTGACTTCACCGGTATAATCAGGATCAATAACACCCGCACCGACGTTGATGCAGTGCTTCACGGCTAGACCAGAACGGGGAGCTACACGCCCATATAGACCATCTGGGATGGATAATGCAATACCAGTACCGACTAAAGCTCGCCCCGCCTGACACGGTACAGTCGCAGCTTCGGAGCTATATAAATCATATCCCACAGCACCATCAGACCCACGAGTAGGCAGACAAGCATCGTAACAGAGCTTTTTTACGCCGAGAGGCATCTATTTTTATTACAACTCGAATCCTTAAGTCTATTTGGTATACTTCTTCTTTTCGTCGTCCGTCAGCTCTCGCCACATCTCACCCAACTTCGATCCAATTTCGGTGAATGAAAGATCGGGAAATTCCTTCACAATCTTGGGTCGTGTCTTCTTCACAAAGTTCATGTATGCGTTTGGTTTGCGCTTAGGTTTAGCTTTGTCTGTCATTATACCTATACTACATATTATTTCTTAAAGCTGGGTTACGCTTGGTGTATGTGAGTGCACAAATCCCACAACTAAATATGTTTATGAAATACTGACACCCAAGAACATGGATTTTTACCAAGATGTTTTCATCAGCATAATAATTCGTCATAAACATCGTGAAAATAGTTTCATAAAACACTCGTATAACGAGATTAGACACATGATACATGAGATTTATGTGTGAATGTATAGAATTTGTCCTAGGAATAATTCGTCGAAGCGTTAACAGTGTTGTATCAATTTCAACCAGTCCAGCCAAACTTATGATTGGGGATTCTTCGGGGTACATGAGAGGTCTAAGAAGAGCTAGAAGACACACTAAATGATGAAGTATGATTAAATTTCTAAGAGTGTGTATAACTTTCGGCTGAAGAATTATCCACATGAGATCATACGACATGTATGTAGTGAGAGCATGTGTTAAAAACATGGGATACAGTGTATATCCGAACAAGACATCGGCCATACATAATGCAGAAAATGGCGCGAGAAAGAGTAACGATGCGACATCATGAATAAGAATTGATTGATCTTTATTCATTATGTAATTATACACTATTCTTTTTATCATGATTGCACTCAAAGGGTTTCGAACCCTTGACCTCAAGCTTACTAAGCTTGCGCTCTACCACTGAGCTATGAGTGCGAATGCTGAGAGCGGGGTTCGAACCCGCGCGTGCATAGCACAGGCGATCTTAAGTCGCCCTCCTTAGACCACTCGGACATCTCAGCATAATGGAGCCTCCCACGCTATTCTATTAAGATGTCAAATCTTTAAGCATTTAGGTGGTGGTTCATATGTTAGTTTATCCTTGAGTTCTTTACGCTGCTCTTCCCTTTTCGTTTCGATCCCTACACAGTTATGGACTTCCAAACGAAAACACTTCATACAAAAATCACCCCCACAATACTTACAATTCATAGGAACACCACACTTCTTTCGGCAACGTTGACAAGGCATTTACTAAATTTAACTGAGATAAAGATTTTAAGTGTATTTAATCAAGAAATGTCTCTCACTTACGCCTTCAGTAAACCAATTCACACTGAATATGCTCACCTAAAAAAAACTCTAAAAAACTCTACGGCTGCTTATGGTTCTGCTTTGAGTGCTTCTTACTTCATCACACAAGGTGCAGATCAAGGTGTATCCGCGATGTTGGGTGCGGTAGCATCTTATGCGTATGTGAGTCTTCTCTCTGATCGGGTAGATAAACTCGAAACTTCGACAGTTCAGAAGGAGTTCTTTGCGCCTCTAGGTGCCGCTGCTTTTGAAGTGTCGTGGAATAATGCCCCATTTGCATTTGACTTTGATTATGGTGCCACATTTGTAGGATTCTTAGCGTACAAATTCGCACTCTCAACGGTATTGTACCAAATTGTGAGAGAAATGATGATTGGGGATGGTGAAGCCTTCTATGATACCAGTGAAAAGGTCTATAATGACCTTAGCGAAGACGAGCCAATTCTCGTGCCACGCGAACAACATGACGAGGTGAACGTTGGTTAAGGTACATCATTTCGTAAAGCTTGTTTTTGTTAGAGCCGGAAATCTTCATGCGATCAATACGCTTCGTGGCTTCCTCTTTATTTATGGATTTAGCTTTCTTAGATGGGGTCACCTTTACAATAGTAATTATCCGTTTAGGAGAAGCAATTTTAGTGGTCATACCCTTCATGAAGTTGGCCGCAACCTTCTTGTCGAGAGCTTTCTTTTCCGCACGCTTCTTAGCGGCAGCGCGCTTCTTAGCCGCCTCTGGGTATAACTTAGCTAGGGGAACGTTATTCAAGTCCTTCTTGATCTGGTTCGAAACTCGCTCAGCCTTCTGAATCTTCTTCTTTAAACTTCCACACAATTCACTGACAGTCTTCTTATTAGGGGTGGATATACCATAGTCCTTGGCAACCTTCACTACTTCAGCCTTCTTGTGGAGACGGCACTTCTTACGTCCAAACTTGAGATCACCCACCTTGTCGACATTTAATACATACGAAACCATAGTTTATATTATGCCGATATTTTATTTTCCGAGTCCGAGTCTGAGTCTGGTTCAGAATCGGCACCCTTTTTCATCCATAAACGATTCATTGGGACGTCTTCGGGAAACGCGATAGTACCACTTTCTTTACCGATTATTTTTTGAGAATCTGTGTCAAATTGTACAGTCTTTGATGAGTGATGAGCGCGATACCTTTTTAGAATACCCTCTGTAATTTCACCAAGACTTTTGTATGGATTTCCATCACACCAAAAATATTCCTTGTCTTTGTAAATATGATCAACTAACTGTTCACTGAAATTTTCAGAGAAATCTATATTTCCAAGTGTCACGGGTTGTTTAACTATCGTATCGTCAAATACCTTTCGAGTTTTATAAAAATCTGTAACCACCTGAAAGCCTATGAGTTTTTGGTACATACAACACAAATCAACTTTCTCGGGGGTTATATCATTTACCCAAATTGTAATCAGTTTAATATTTTCACGGTTAGGAACAAAGTTAAATGAGCGGTGAACATCCATATATAATCAAGTACTTTTATGTCTTTAAATAATTGTTTAAAGATAATTTTTCCTTTATTCGTAGATGAACTTTTGTTGTAGTAAGAGAGTTCTATCAGGTGTTGATGATTCGATACCGGTTTTCAGTCTAGATAAGTATAGGGGATATGCAAAAATTACGAGTGTCTATGATGGAGATACATTCAAGGCGGTTATCATGCTTCATGGTCGCCCCCTAAAGTTTACTTTTCGAACAATTGGATATGACTCAGCTGAAATGAAACCAAGCCTCGGGATGATGGGTAGAGCTGATCATATTCATCTCGCTAAACTTGCGCGTGATATGTTTAAACAGGAATGTGGTTTTGATGATCGCGCACCTCACCAACTCTGGAACCCGTTTATGTGTAGGAATAAGGTAAATGGATGGATATGGATCGAATGTGGTAAAAATGACAAGTATGGTCGACCACTTGTTGTTGTGTATCGACGCAAAGGGGACAAGCAGTCGGTGAATCAAAAGATGATAGAATCGGGAATTGTAAATATATATGATGGTAAAAAGAAAGATTCGTTCAGTTTAAAAATATAGGATTTTATTAAGAAATGGTCAAGTATGGTTTGTTATTTTATGTATATTTACTCTCTCGACTCGGGCGTAGACAAAAAAAGAAAGTCAAACGGTCAGTCACATGGGTTTAGCTGAGCTCGTCAAGTCTGGCCATCCTTCCAGTCTCGATATACTCATCAATCTTGTCGCAGATCGAGGGTCCAAAACCCTTCATGTGCCTCACATCATTGCCACATGAGACTTCAAATGTGAGATCACGAATCTTCTCCCCGGCATTCCAGTATGCCTCAGACTTGTAAACGGGCTCCTCAAGGTTTCCAAGTTTGAGAAAACACATGGCGAGTTTCTCATTTGTATGGGGTGTCAGGTAGTCATCAATCTTCTTAGAGATGGACTGACCAATACCTCGGAGCTTCATAGCATCTTTACCATTTGTGATCTTGTAAGAAAGATTGTAGATGGTATCAGCAGCCTCGATGTATGCGTTGCGCTTGAAGTTGTTTTCAGCCTTGTCAGCACATTCGTAGAGCATATCAGCGAGACCGACATTGTGGGAGACAAAGTATTCTTCGTCGTCAGTCTCAGAAACGAAAGACCCTTCATCATCTGGATACGCGGGTGCGTAAGCACAGCGAGACTCGTCATCATTGGATGAGATAGACTCAGAGTCCGAGCACTCAGACTCTTCATAGTCAGAGTCCTGTTCATCGAGGTACTCATCAACCTTGGCAGCGATACCCTTACCAATACCCGGGATATGCATGAGGCTCTCACCACTTTCCACCTCATGGGGTAGATTGGCGACAGCATCTGCGGCCTTTTGGTAAGTCAAAGACTTGTGAAAATCAGAAGTCATGTTTCCAAGTTCCAGAAGACGCTTTACGAGACCATCGTTAAGAGACTTCTTTGTCACACGAGCTGTCGTGTCAGTGTACGAAGGAGAGGTGCGCATCATGTACTTGAGCTCGTTGAGTTCATTGAGGGCATTGACCTTCTCTTCATTGGCCTCATGGAATAACTTCTTGAGTGCATCAATCTTGGTTCGAGACACTTCATAGGAGTCGGGAGATTTCTTCTTGAAGTCTCGGATTTGCTTCTTGAGCTCAATCTCGTTGAAGGTGAGGGTCAGAAGGGTTTCACATTGTTCATCGCGAAGGGTCTGGAGTTCGCGGTTCGCGCGCTCGAGCTTGAGGATGTAATCGGTGATGGATGTAGAGTTCATGTTGTTGTGAGTGAATGATTTTAATGATAGAATGTGTCGACTTAGGTGTACTAAAAATGTTTTTGTATTTTAGATGATCATTTTGATTTTGTTACTCGTAATATTCATTTTCATAATCATGAAAGTTCCTAAAAAGGTAGTTTATGTGAATGATAGTACGATGGAACAAAAGCAGATTCTAGACGAAACATCGTATATAGCCAAAGGTGTTTTAACTCCTGAATTCTGTAATCGATTAATAGATGAATCTAGGAATTTATCATATGATATAACCGGAGAACCAGTTGATGATGAGCCCGTTTATCAGGTGAACATTTTAAACGGTTCGAAAGTATTACACAAAAAGTTATGGAACATGTGTAAAGATGTGTACCATAAATACAAAGTGATTCCCTCGAGTAAGGATTTTATGTTTTTGAAACGCTATTTACCGAATGAACGTCTTCGAATACCTCTACATTATGATAGTTCTGAATATACGATAAGTTTTCTATTATCGGATACTAAGAGTTTCCAAGGATGTCAGTATTACATGTTCGATAAATCAACGTCGAATATAATAAGTGAAATATCCAAATGTGATGTTAAGGTACGAGACGAATTCATTGAAAAGTATAACAACTTACCTATAATTGATTATCAACAAGGTGATATGGTTAAATTTGAATCTGAGACACATCTACATGGAACTTTACCACTGATAAAAGGTGAACGCTATATTTTAACCATTTTCTATGACCAAAGAGCTTAATATCCAGGTTCAAGAACACGCGGAGAAAGATCGGGGTAAACCTTCGAAAAGAAATCCATCCTTCCGTGATTACTGTGCCCGATGAGACTTCCGTGACGCCTATCAATCCGTAAACAATCGCGCAATTCCTTGTAATAAACTCGAGCTCCTTGTTCTATTATGTCTTCATGTTTCATATCTATGTGATTATCCATCGGTAAAAAATACTTGTGGTACTTTCTCATGTTGTCTACATTTATCAAGTAACATTTAGTGCTCGAAATCCATTTAACCTTTTCGATATTTTCTTCTTTCAGTTCTGGTAATCTTGAGAGACAATGGAAAAAACACATTTCAAATGCATCTCCTTTCGTATCAATGAAATCTTGAATCTGTTTGTATAATCGCTTAGATTTGACAATCACGTTATCTTCAAAAATCACAGCATATTTGAGATTTTGTCTAAAACATCTCTCATAAAAATCCATATGCCCCATATAACATCCAATAGCCCCCATATTGAAATATGTGATGTCAGGTCTCGTGACACTGGGATCATAATGCATCTCAACAGCCTTTTCAAAATATTCTGGGTCTATATAGTCTTCAAAATTTCTGGCAACTTTTAGATTCCGTGTGTCCGGTCCGTATATAACCTCAATCGGTACATCTTTGTTGTGACTCATTAAAAAACGGTCAGACCTTTCCTTGGCATCTGGAATGGTGAGCAGAAAACACTTGTAATCATATGTTTCTTTTCTTATTACGGTACCCTTATTCAGGAATACCACAATCCAAAAAATCGAGATTATGATTATTATAGCCAAAAGCATACCTACTTAAACAAGAGAAAATATATACCAACAAGAATGAACGCCATAGATGTATGTGGTCTGCTAGGATCTGCTTTTATTGTTGTTATGTTTGTACCTGAGATTCGTCATGTCTATAAACACCGAGATGCTAAAGCAATCAACTATAATTTTCTACACTTGAACTTGACTGCGAGTGTATTGTCTCTCATCTATTCATTCCACTACACTGTCATACCTATGATCATCACAAATGTTGCTGCTGGTCTTTTCTGCTTCCTAATGTACTACTTCAAGTATGTGTACGAGGTTAAAGAAGAGAAACAAATTACTGATATAGTAGTTGAGGCTCCGGCTCCTATGGTGTAGTTGGTCAACACTGTGGACTTTGAATCCACCACCCCAGGTTCAAGTCCTGGTGGGAGCTACATCCTCTCTTAGCTCAGTTGGTAGAGCAGTGGACTGTAGTTCCATTTGTCACCTGTTCGATTCAGGTAGAGAGGACCATTCCTTCTTAGCTCAGTTGGTAGAGCGACAGGCTGTTAACCTGTAGGTCGTCGGTTCAAACCCGGCAGAAGGAGACATTACTTTTACAATATGTTACCCGTATTGTAAAAATAACTTAAAAGCATAGTTCTAAACATTAGTAATGACCACTATCGCTAATTTTTTGATCGCACCCGTCGTATCCCTGAAGAAGAAATTCAGGCGTCGTCTCGCGTCATCTACGTTAGATGCCCCACCACCCCCAGTTGATACCACAAACCAATGGAATTTTGGAAGTTACTGTTGGAAAGTTACTGTCAAATCCAAAGATAGGGAAAGTGGTAAACTCGATAAAACCTTCATTGGATACAGCCAAAATATGAATATCGCGGAGAGGACCAAAGGTGCTTGTGATAGATTTAAGAAATCTGGAACAGTGTGTGGAGAACCGGAATTGGCCATGAAAGGTGGTGAGTGTGATGAAGTCATTTTTATGAAAAAGACTCCAGATGGACCACTGATTCCCGTTAGTGTTTCACCTTTTTAAAAATTTTCACTTTGCTTATCTGGACCTATATACACCGGAGGTGCTTCAAGTATCTCAAGTTCAAGTTTACCTTCTTGAGTTTGAGATGGTTTTACATACGCTATCCGACAGTCATTTGCACGAAGGACTGGATTTCCTGTTTGTGTTGGAACTACGACTGGTTTACAGAGAAGTGCAAACATTTAATGTATGAACACATTTTAAGTTCGTTGGCGAACATCCGTCCATCCCTGAATACTTATATCACTCTCTTCACACCATGGATAAATACTATCCTCATCTCCTATGAAATTGAGAGCTCGGACACCATTATCGATACACCTATCGCATATGGCTTTATTATCGTCTATGATGAGACCTATATTAAGTGCACGACAAATATCCGCTTTGTGTATTTCATTCGGTGTATAACTGTTTGTGAGTATGACATCATCAAATACACCTGGAAAATATGTATCTATCCATGTTTCTGTCTCTTCCCGCGCCATATCTTGGCGTCCAGTGAGAATATACATTTTATCGTAACGCTCTTTAAGATTAAACATAGCTTTTTGTGATCCTTGAATAGGTGTGAGATCCATGAAGGCTTTGGATTGATAAAATTCGTGAACCATTTTCTGTGAAGCTGGTTCATCTATCTCAAATATTTCGCGGTACACGTAACTATATTTGGGTTTACTCCACAATTTGTGAACTTGACGGTTATGATTTGCCATGGGAAAGAGGAATTTTACTAAGACTTCATCGATATCAATTGCGACCCTGTTCATTTATTTATTACAAACATTAT